GTTGGAAGTCAAAGACCGTTTTGGGGCAATCGGTAAATCGATGCCCCCATACGCCTCTGACGCACCCAATGGCAACCCTAAGCGTTTGGCCAGCATCCACGTATAATAAAACGGGGATAGCTTCCAAAAGAACTTGGGTATCGTTCTGGTGGGGCGAGTGGGATCGCCGCCAAAGGCTGTGGGCTGGGAAACCCAGGTTACTTGCCCTTTGGAACCACCAGGAGGAGCCACCAAAACTGATGATGGCCAGAAAGGAACTTCAAATCCGTTCTGAAGAGGAACCTCTCCAATGAGGCCTCTAGAGGGGTGATTGAAGCACTTTTTCCACGATAATAACGCGGAAAGCTCCATCAGATACTTATAATAAGCTATCTGACGTGCTCTGTACCATCTGGGTAGGATCGCATCGTCCCCTACCCCTTTCAGTTTGGCATCGTCACGACGAAGACCTTTGTAATACCTCTTACGCTCCTTTGGAGTGTAAGGGTATTCCTTTAATGTCTGCTCTGCGGAACACAGAGAAACCAACATTAAAGGGGGGAATGATGTGGGATCCCCCATCATTTGCCCAGTGGTCGTCATCGTGCCAGGCAGGCCGTTGATATCATCCAACCACTCATCCCACAATTTGAGGATGATGTTGGCATGTCCCAACGGTTCGCCATCACTGCCTCTACTGATTTGGGGCCACAGCCCCTCATCATCTAGTAGAGGCGCCTTCGGATACTTGGTCAGGAGAGACGTGAATTCCACGCGTCCCGGCTTACACTTGAGGATTTTCTTCGAGCCAAACAGTTTGGGAAACCATTTTCTGTAAGGCTGAAGTGAGGGGTAGCGATTCGCTAATTCCTCGTAAAACCCTCTTGTGAGCCACTCCGGATGAAGATCAGTTGCGGCAGTGCAGTCCTGGGATTCCCAGGGACCGTCCTCACCGCGCATGTCTATCCGGAGTTCCCCTCCAAGAGCTTCCGAAAACCTAGGGTCGCGGATCATAACATGGTCCGCAACCCGACGAAGGATTTGTTGTACTAGGTTTACGGCAGTAATACTGCACGTAGGATACCTGGTCTTCAACCCTTTCTCCTCCGCAACTATCGGGAGAATGGGAACACATGTCAACTTTTCCATGACATAGTGAACCCCCACCTTCAGATAGTCTTGCAGGTGTTCACCGCATCCAGGGAGTCTCTTCTCGAGTTCATCCCATGGCAGCCTGAAAAGGAACTCAGCACCAACTGCCTTCCCTCTGACTATTGACGAGGGATGGAGAGATTGGGAGAGTAACTCCAGGTAACTGCCATCAGGGTCCATGCCAAGTGGCAAGTACCCTTTGGACCGGTTCACCTTCTTCAGGGCGTAG